TCAGTAGTCGTTGCCCCCACTCCTCTTTAACTCTGAGATGTTCAGTGTCTATATAATTCGGGTAGCCCGTCTGTTTGAGTGGATTATGACAAACGAAATATTGTTTTCCGTGATAACTTCTTAATTGTTTTCTTGTGGGCGAAGGGTCGAAAAAGAATAACCCACAGTTAGCACACCGCAATACATCCATACCTTTAGGGGTGGGATATAAATTACATTCATAACCATCAAGCTGGTTAGTATCAAAAACGATATTTTCTTCCGAGTTACAAACTATACATTTCATAATCCGTGTACCAATCTTTTATTGGTTGGTCAAGCGTTTTTCTGACAATATCTGGCGATAACTCATAGAGAGTTTCAAAAAGCAACTTCTCCCATTCTCTGACATCAGCTTCATGCTTTGGTACTGCTACAATCCTTCCATACATGTTTTGGAAAGCAAATGTAGAGAAATATAACGAATCTGTTGTCAGCATTCTCAAATTATGCTTTTCTGGCGCATCACCGATTGCAGTTCCAGCATAGGGAACAAAAATATCTGGCCTTACATGCTCACGCCCAAAGAACTCTAATGCTTTGTCCACTGTCCTTCTTATAGTATACTCAGTATCATACGGTAACCCAAGCATAATGAATGCGTCTAACTGCAGACCAACCTCAACAGCATTCCTTATGCCGTTGGCAATCTCAACATCGGATAAACGTTTATTCAACTTACGTCTTATTTCTTCATCGAAGCTCTCTATCCCAACTTGAACACGTTTACAGCCATTCTTCTTCAGCACAGCACACTTTTGACCCGTTAACATATCAAGTCTGTCTTGTGCATTCCACTCAAAACTACTAAACAGTTCACATAAGGCTTCAAATTCTGGATGTGCGGTAAAAACTTCGTCAATAACTCTGAGATTTCGCACTCCATTACTGCTCAAATAATTCAGTTGCCGCTCAATATCCGAAACACTACGAAATTTTATGCCATTCCATTTTCTATTAGCGCAAAATAGACATCTCCACAGGCAGCCATAAGATGTCCGTATAGTGTAAGAACTCTCAGCATGCCGATGATAATTGGGATTATATTTAATGAAGTGCCTGAAACTTTTTTCGTCCCATTCAGTATTCTCGGTAGGTGAAGTGTCCCCTCCTTGGAGGGGTAGGGGTGGGTCCGCAGTTGTTGTTGCGGGAGAAACTATCTTACCAAACAAAAGGACATTATCAACCTTTACCGCCTTCGGGTCTGCTTCTACAGACGTAGGCATAACCACAGCATCAACTATATGCCATTTTTTATTATAATACTCACTGTCTTTGGCGGCTAATTGTTCAGCCTCAACTTGTGAAATGAATGCTTCTTTTAAAGGCCGATAGTGGACGCTCTCTTCCGCGATTATTTCTGGTGGAATGGAGTGTAACACCCTCGTCTGCTCAGGATGTGGAAAAAATACTCCTCGATGTTCAGGTCAACAATACAATGCAAGTCAGATAATCCATCGGCTGTGTTCGGAACTTCGATGTTAATAAAATTTACTACTGGCAGAAAGGGATACGGATTGATACCACCTTCAAATTCTTCCTCTGGCACTCGATATTCATTCATATACACATGCCAGATGCCAGGAATAGCAATAGTCCCATCATCATTTAGGGTAGGAGGAGTGATTACCTCTGTACGAACTGCTACTGGCTCACCTTCTGACACACCAGAAGCCTGAAGAAACATATCGGCAGTTTCATTAAACGCTTGCCTGTGGTTTAAACCACAGGGTAAGCAACCGCTCTCTTCACCTGCAGAGCTTGTACTTTCGTTCTTTCTAATGACAACCGCAAGTGGTGAAGAAGGCCTCTTAGGGTCAGGTATCCAATAGACATTTTCGGTATCCTCTAAACCCCATTGTACCCGTCCTTGCCGCCAGCCAAGCGTTACAAAAGCATTTCCTGTAACACCACCCATCGTAGCCCAGTTGCGACTTATCCGATGAACTGTATTCTTTCTGAGAATGTCTTGCAGTATTTCATCTAATGCCTTGTCAGAACATCTTCGCTTTGGCTGGTGTTTTCCATAGAGCCATCGAGCGCCAATATTCACAACCTTCATACATATCGGAATTACATACTTGGCTCTATCATTGAAGTGTTTTTCCGTCTCATCTTCCCACTTCTCAAAATAGAGGAGATGATTGCCAAGATAGTAATCCCAATACGTTCTTATCCGTGCATTTCGAGTTTCATTATACTGGTCGATAATATCTTGAATAGCAGAGAAATTGCTTAAATCTAACGGCATGATAATCTCCCCTACGAGAAATTGGGAATACGGAATGCGAATGCGGAATGTGGAATTAAAAAAACAATTCCGAATTCCGAATTCCGAATTCCCAATTTAGAATGTCGTATCCACTATCTCCGTCATCCATCGAGAAATTTCAACAGCAAAATAGCGGATGCTATCCATTGCATGGTCATTCGCTTTGACAGGCTTTTCATCAAGGTTTCTGTCGCCTGTCCTTTTGTCAGAATAATGATACGTGCCAAATTCTCGTATCGTGTTCGTACACTTTGCCATTACCCGCAGCGTTGGTGTTCCTCTGGCAGAATGCACTTTCAACAAGCGTTTCACGCATTCTAAACCAAATTCAATATCGTTGTTCAAACAAGGAGTTACATACACATCATGATTGCAGAAAGTCATTCTCTGGTCTTTTGCGCTTGGGTCAGCAGTTGCGAACTCAAACTCTACATGATTATCCTTTGCATGAATAATCTTTGCCCACTCCTCAGAAGTCTTTCCAGTTCCATAGACCTCATCATAGACGAAAAATTCATCATCGGGAGACTGAGCAATGTCAAGACAACAAAAGGGGTTTTCTACGCCAAAGTCAATAGCTCGATACCGCTTCCAATCACTTGGTATGGTAAAATTATCAACTACGTGGATGTCCTCATTCCAGTAATCTCGATACACTAACCCAGAACGTTTTGCCCGTTTGCAAAGGGCTTCTGCTTCCCAACTATCCTTACTCACTTTCTGCTTTAGCTTTTTAGCATCGTCTATTTTGTAGTATCCATTCGATTTTCGCGCTTTGCCTTTTGGATAATCTTCCGTCACGCAGTCTTCAAATAACAGGCATCCATTACACACTTCTTTAGGCTGTGTGCATCGTTCCAATACTTCAAAAAGACACCACTTATATAGCTTATACCCCCGCTCGGCACAAGAATCTATTATTTCAGCCATTAGCCCATACGGTCTGTGCATGGTGGAGAACAATTCAGTACAACCTCTAATCCCACGCTTAGACATTGCTATATAGCATGATGCTTCGTAGATTTCCTTATCAAATTCATCTATCTCATCCAATTTGACACGTTGCACATGAGGTCCGCGAACGCTTCTTGTTGAAGCAGTAAGGACGCTGAAACTGCTTTTATTCTTCAGCAACGTCTTGCGTGTCATTGGTTCTGCTGCCAGATATCTCTCATAGAAATAACTGTCTTTATCTCCCCAAAACTCTTCCGTGTAGGCATATAACCTTGCTGATTGCTCAAGAGAACCGCCGAGAATCTTCGTCTCACATCCTGCCATTGTAATACTGTCAAGCCATGTGCTGATGGCGCCGAGCATCGTTTTTCCGCCGCCTCGACAAGCCCAACATACCTTGTCTGCCACGCTCTGCGCGGGAGAAAGGATTGTATCTCGCAAGTATGTAAAAGGCGAAACATGCCCTTTGCATACAGCTTCGTCTGGAATTTTTACCCCGATTGATATAAGCATCCTCGAGTCTTGTTTTCCCACTTTTGCTCTTCTGCAGAATAAAGTGGCTGAGAGAGTGGAAAACTTTCCCCTTCCCCCAGTTGAACCCGACCATGATTACATCTGAACCGTATTTCTGTTTGAGTTCGGCAGACCTTATCAACACTTTCACCGACTCTGTATCTATAACATCAATCAGGAGGAAGGAAGTCTCAAGCCAGAACTGCGATTTCGGTTGTATTCCTTTGGTAATGGCGCTTTCCGTTGGTTCTATTTCCACAACATCGTCATGAGTCTTGCCAATCGAGCCAATGGTTCTCGGAAAACAGCCTGCGACCACCCTGGTCAGCGCCCAATCAGTAGTCACAAGCCAGCCACCACATGACACAAATCTTTCGACCACCTGGCTATCTATACCTTCCCCAGGACAATTCACCAAAAGAATCTGTTGAGGTCGTAGATTCGCTTTCGGTGAGATACCGTAATCGAATGCAGTATAGTTTATCTCTAATTCATCAAGAATGGCCTCAACTCTATCGAAATTCCCTTTTGTAACAATAATCTCCTTGTCGATGGCCTTCCAAAGTTCGGCTTTCTTGCCGTTCTTAGTAGCCAAATCCTTTTTAAACTCCTTTATTGCTGGCAGATACTCATTCATTTCTAATACCTCCTAATATAACTTCTTTTTCGAACAGAATGTTCGCTTTTTCCTGAACTTTCGTGGTTTATCGTATTTTCTCGAATACGCGCCACAAATTCTCATTCTGAATAGTTGTATCACAACAACAATGCTATAAATTGGCAACAATTTATCAGGCAAATTTATCCCGAATGGATTGGGACGCATTTCGCCTTTCCGAACAGAATTGTTCGCTTTCCTCAACCGTTGCCCATTACGAATCTGCTTTGCTGCCTCAGCAGCAACATAAACACTGATAGTCGCATGATACGCTTTAAACATTACTGCCTCCCACTTCATCTTCTATTTGCTGATACGCTGCATTTATCGCAGCAGCTTTTTTTACATCTCCGCCCTTGTCCGGATGATACAATGTAATCAACTTCTTCCAGACAAGTTTCACTATCTCAAACGGCGCATCAGGAGTAAGATACAAAACAGCGTACAGTTTCTCCTTTTCCTTTCTCTTAGGGTCAACATCCAAATCAGCAAAATCCTCAAAATCATCAGCAGATGCTTTTTTCTTGCTGTCCTGAGACTTTCCGCTATCAGATTGACCAAATGTCTGTCCATTCCAAACAATTACATTCCACCATTTCGATTCCATACACCACTTCTTCAATACAGCTTCATGCGTGTTCGTCACTTCCCACACCTTTTCAGCAGGCTGCCACTTTCTCGCAAAACTCGGAATGGTTGCTTTGAAATCATTAAGCATCTCAAAGAATGCTTCTTTAGTATCCTCAACAGCAAACTGCACTTTAAACACAAACTGGTCTTTAGTTACAGTTATGGTATTCATATCTCTATCTCCAATTAGCCAGGCAGCGTTCAATTCTGAACGAAAATATCTGCCTGGCTAACAGTCCTATTTAGAATGGTATACTATCATTGTCGCCATTACTATCTGGCAAAGTTGCTACTGAGCCATTTCCTTCGGCGGCAATCGAAGCGGCATATCGGTTTACTCTCGCTCTTGGTCTTCCTTGCCATTCTTCATGAGTTATCTCAATTGCCAGCTCGCGGTCAAGCACTCCCTTCAATTGAGAAGAAAGAGGTATGCCTTTGACAAAAGCATAATTAACAGCAGTACCAAGCGACAATAGTTTCCAAATTGCGCTCTGCTTTAAACTGGTATTATCCCATACAGGAAATCCCTCGTAACCACCGTCAAGAATGCGGAACTCCCAAAGAATATTGAGGTTACCAGCTTGTGATTTTCGGACTTGAAAGTCCGCTATTCTGACTTTATGCCAGCCTTCGGGAACAAGCTCTTCGGATATATCTGTTTGTTCCCATTCGTTATCCAGTATTTCGGTTGAAACTTCGTAACGCGGCATGTTAAACTCCTTTGTTACCCCCCGCCATGTCATCAAATGACACCCCTTTTATGGTTCAGGGCAAGGGTCAGGCAGCGGAAGGAACACAGCAATTATAGACACAACCTACAACCATCTCATGGATGGGAAGGTTTGCGCGTGGAGTAAGCCCTTCTCCTCAATAACTCCAGTGCTGTAACCACCATGTTCCTCCGAAATAAGCCTTTTAATGTCTTGCTCAGGACGGCAAATTATCAAAACGCTTCACACGACACCAGGTCATCGAGCGGAACATCAAAAGAGACGGACCCATCGACATGATGGTAAATATCTACGATGTCAACAGAACCTCTCAACACATTATCTATATTGACCAAAGAACACTCGTTTTCATAATTTTTGTTGCCCGCATAATCGACTATGTCTTGTTGCTTCGACAATATTCGACTGTCGAAGCAACAAAAATATGCGGGCAACAAGACATAACGTTGAATGCTTTCACAAACCACAACCCCGCTTTCATCATCTCGTTCATTGTACAACTTTACCCTTATCATTGTCCTCACCTCCAAGCAGTTTTTCAAACACTTTTACTAAGTCAGCAGGAACTTCCTCATCAAGTAATCCACCCCGGACCTTTGCTTCCTCTCTACCGTTAGAGTGGAAACGAAATATTCTTTCTACCACTCTGCCCTCATTAGTACGTCGTTCCCGTTTGATTGCGTGTCCGACAATATCCATCCAGCCAACCAGTTCAAACGGAGACTTCTTGCCATCTAATAGCGGCATCCATCGAATTATGCCGTTCTCCTCATCTTGAAAATTGACTTCCATCGCCGTAAACACTACATGGCACGGCAAGTCTCGATACCCTCTTATCAGAAACCGAAATTTCTCACCCAGACTACCCCACCCCTGAAGCGACAAGGCATCGAGATTCTGAATGACGGTTAGTCCCTTCGGAATTGCCTTCACGTGGTCGATACACCGTTTTTGTGCCTCTGTGACCGAATCTACTACTACGACATCGTACCGTCCTTGTTGCCGTCTGAGATAGCCAAGCATAGTCTCGAACTCTTCCCATGTAGCAATCTTTATCATTGCCGAAGGATACTTTTCGGCATTTTCCATTTTCAGAAGTTCAACTGCATCGGAAAATTCTCCATACGGTAGCTCAGGTGGTGCAGAAATCTCACCGCCTTCGATGTCAAGAATGATTGTCCTAAATTTTTCCGACAATCTGCTTGAGCAGTAAGTTTTTCCACTATCACTGCAACCATATAGCAGAAGCTTTACTTTCCAGTTACTTCTGTCTCCAGCTTTTCTAATCATACTACACCTCCTCTGAATCCGAAAAATCGAGCCAGGTCTGTATCTGGCTGTATGTTAGCGTCATTGTATCACCTCCCTTCCGAGTTTCGTTCATCCAGTTTTTCCAAATCAAACAATGTCAGTTGTATCGCCCCACCGCGCAGTTTTGCCTGCCAGGCATCCCAATGGTCCCAGGCATGGTCGTATGCTTCCTCAAGAGAGTGAATCGGAACTGGGTCATCGTCGCTGCAAATAGTACAGGATTTGTGCATCAGAGATGACAGAGCAGTAGGCGTGATAGATGATTTTTTCTTTATCGGAACTACCTTCACTTCTTCTACCTCCTTCTGGTCTCCAACCATAAGGTCGAAGACCCTCGATTGCTTGTATTCCAACACCATGTGTATAAAAGCATGAACAAAGTCTTCAGGCAGCATCATTCTCATCCCCCAAAAGAAAAAAATCTACCATTTCGGCGCCAGTTACATCAGCTTTTACACTAAGTTCACTATTGGTAAATGGTCGCCTGCCAATCAGCTTACAGTAGAATGTGTTGACTTGCATTCCGAGCTTTTGTGCAATGTATGTTTTTTTCAGACCACTGTTTTGTATTGCCCGATTAACAGCCTGTAGCGACAGTCCTTTCATTTTCAAAACCTCCTGTTAGTTTACTTCTAATAAGTATATCATAAATTGACAAATCTGTCAAGAGAAAAATCATCTTTTTTGAAAAAAAATGTTTCATAAACAAATTTTTCTTGACAATAAACTGATTTTATTGTATACTATAAGTCGAACAAAAAATTGACAAAGAAAGGAGAAGTCAATATGTTGTTGTTCAAGGACGCACTAAAAGAGAAAATAGCTTTAAAATATGGTGAGTATGGGCAATATGCACATTTCGCTGCTGACATGAATGTCTCCCGTCCTACTGTCTCTCAGTGGATTAAAGGTGACAATCTACCAGACGAAGACAATATCATTCGCATCTCAAGCCTTTTAGGATGGGATTATGCGGATGTCCGACAAGTCGTGTACGATACGCGGAAAGCCCAGATGGATTCGGCACTGACAGTAAGAAACACAAAAGCTATGACGATTAGTGGATTGGACAAAGTATTGGAAAAGATGAAGGAACTACCCGAAAAGCGACAAGCGCAACTGGTGAAGATGTTTCAAACAGCCGTCGATATGTGTTCGAACACATGAGTCACGTTCAGCATAAGATGGGCAGGCGAACCTGCCCAGGAGTTAAACATGAGAGCGTGTTTATATGCCAGAGTCAGCAACATAAAACAAACGCAAAAAAATCTCTCAATTCCCGCCCAACTAAGAGAAATGAGAGATTATGCCAACCAACGCGGTTGGCAAGTTGTGGCAGAATTCTATGACGACCCAACAAGCGGCAGAACTACAAATCGAACAGCATTCCAAAACTTGTTACACGAAGCACGGAAGACCCCCAAACCTTTCGATGCGGTACTTGTCTGGAAATATTCCCGTTTTGCTCGTAATGCTCTTGACCAGTTGTCCGAAGAGCAAAAGCTGAATGCTATCGGTATAGAGGTCATAAGTATTACAGAGCCAGTAGACAAATCGCCTGCTGGCAGTCTGCTAAAGGTTGTGCTTGCTGGTGTCAACGAATTTTACTCAAACATGCTTTCTGAAGATATTATACGCGGAATGACTGAGAATGCTACGCGCGGGTACTGGAACGGCTCACAAGCACCTATCGGTTACAAAATCGCAGAAGCTACGGATACTAAAAGAAAGACTCGTCACAAACTCATAATTGACCCAATCTACGCACCGGTTATCAAACGTATATTCCGAATGTACCTTGACGGGCACGGTGCTAAGAACATAGCAAGGACGCTAAACAGCGAACAGAATGTTCAAGAATTTCGAACAAAATGTTCGGAATTTCGAACAAAATGTTCGGAATTTACAAGCAGCCACATCCTACGTATTCTCAACAATGAAAGATACACTGGAACACACATCTGGAAAAACATTAGGATAGAGAACAATCATCCTGCAATAATTGATAAAGAGACCTTCCAGAAAGCACAACAATTACGAAAGACAAACACTCGTCAACAAATGCGACATCTGGAAAGCAATTATCTTTTGTCAGGATTGTTTTTCTGTGCTAATGGACATGCTATGGTGGGTTGTCCTGCCACAAGCCACACTAAAAAGATTTACTACTATTACTCATGTTCAGGACAGAGACGTGGCAAGAAATGTGACATTAGGTCGATTCCGCAAGCTGTAGCTGAAAAAACCACGCTAACAATTATCCGGGACTATATTCTCGAACCAGAACACATCAAACAATTAGAAGCAGCATCTCTCCAATACACAAGTGAAGCAGAGACTGAGCTTCAGTCAATTCGACACAATTGCACCGCGACTGAACAGCGTCTATCGCACTTGTTAGATTTAGTAGAGAGCAACAATATGGACTCCGAGTCCGTGTCATCCAGGATAATATCTCTCGAGAACACACTAAAATCGCTAAGAGAGCAAGAACAACTGTTGGAAAACAAGCAATCGGTCGTAAACACAAACTGGGTAGAATACTGCAGAAAGTTTGAGGAGACTATGAGAAAGCAGAATATATTTCATCAGAAGCATGTGCTGAAACTGCTTCTCGACAGAATAGTCTTCGACAACGACAACTTAATAGTTATCTACCGCAATCTCAGCAATACAGAGGTTTTTCCTGTGAACCCCGTTAGAAAGTTCAGTCGGGGCTTCAAACCCCGACTGACCCCGTTACAAAATCTACCTTGTAATATTACCGGGTATAAAAAAAAAGTATTATTTTGTAACGGGGTGAACTATATATTTCTTACCCCGACTGATTTTCAATCAGTCGGGGCATCTTTCTAACGGGGTGAAACAACTGGAAAAGCAGTTGGGAATTGAACTTTGAACAAGAAGTAGATACCACTGACCGGATGGACGCACGCGGAGTGGCTTCCGAAGTAACAACATCCTACTACGCCCCCTACTGAGCAAAATGAACCGTCCGCGTGCGTCTATTCAATCCGCGGTATTTACTTTCTTCCTATTATTTCTTTTGATGGAACTTTTCTTTCCCTTCGCTATGCTCAAGGGCATGCTTAAAGAAAAGTTTGGTTACTTCACGCTTGAGGAGGTGATAACGATGCGCAAAATTTTACCCATAGCTATTGCTGCCCTGTGTGTTGTCGTGCTGGGTTGCGTTCCTGCCGCTTTCCTGGCTATAGATAATAGCGTTGATAATTTAGTTAATTACGCTTTGTCGGAGAATGGCGCAATCATAGAGGTCTCCTCTGATAATGCAGAACATCGAGCGTCTACCCTTATCAACGGCGTCACATCGTCCGCTGGATGGGATTCAGGGGAAGGTTGGGCATTGCAATATACCAGAAGCATTCAGAAAGCCGGTAATGTCGGCGGTGGGTGAGGCGGCAATAGAGTTGTTAACGTTTCGTTTTCGGAACGTATAGCAAGCGCCCCTGGGTGGGTAGGAATCGCTTTCCCCGAACCCAAGCGAATTAACCGGGTAGTAGTGCATACTGTTGATTCGCCTATACTTCCCGCCGCCAAATATGGTGTGCGTGAACTGAGACTCTTCTATAGAGAAACTTCAACAATAGGTTTTACCAATTGGGTTGAAGTACAGTTAATAGGCAACAGTAGGAAAGCGAAAAGCTTAATAGCTAACAATAACAAAGGTGTGATAATGCTTCGATTTCAACCTGTGGAGACAGATGAAATCCGAATTTTGGTGTTGGATACCAATGACGCCAAAGACGCGGGCAATGGCACGCTGAAGGAAGGAACAGTGCGCCTTATTGAAGTAGCGGTTTACGGTTTAGAGAAAAAGCCGGTAGTTCCGGAGTTGTCGAAGATGTAAATTCACGACCTTTTTCACTTGGGAGAAGCTTTATAATACGTAATGCGTAAAACGTAAAGCGTAATAATAATTACGTTTTACGCATTACGTATTACGACCCTGACCGCAAGAGAGCAATAACTGAAAAAGTTGTATAACAATAGAAAGGTAAAATCAAATGCCAAGAATTTTTGACGAACAAGATTTAGCGCAACTCAAACGAGTTTTAGATAGCGGTTCGTTAGGTTCGAGAGGATATGGCCAGGGCATACGCGGTGAATTTGAACAGAAATTTGCCGCGCGCATGGGCGCCAAATATGGTATTGCGATGAGTTCCGCAATGGCGGGTTTGCACATGGCGGTAGCAGCAGCGGGAGTTGGGCCGGGCGCAGAGGTCATCTGCGACCCTATCGTCCAATTCGGCGCAATCGCGACAATGTACCACAATGGGTATCCAGTGTTCGCCGATGTTGACCCACGTACTCATAACATCGACCCAGAATCAGTGAAGAAAGTGATAAGCCCTTATACAAAAGCGATTGTTTGCACCAACCTGTGGGGACAACCATGCGAATTGGACAAACTGAGGGAAATTGCCGACGAACATGGATTGGTGTTAATCGAAGATTGCGCTCATGCGATTTACGCGACGCACAAAGGGAGATATACAGGTACATGGGGACATATCGGCGTGTTCAGTTTCCAGATGTCCAAACAGATGGCGACAGGTGACGGTGGTATCGTCATCACTTCGGATGATAAGTTATTTAATGAATTAATGCAGATGTGCTCACGCGGTTCGCATTCGCCAAAACTCTCCTACATCTGGAATTACCGGATGACTGAATTAGTCGCGGCTGTTGCGTTTGTGCAACTCGACCGCACCGTAGACTATGTTATAGAGTGCATCGAAAACGCCAATATCTACAATGAAGTGTTGAAGGACTGCGAATGGATACAGCCACAAGGCGGTTATGAGGGTTCGGTGAATACTTATCATCTCTATGCTGCGACGTTTCATGGAGACAAGTATGGAATCAGATTGGATACGTTCAAGAAAGCTATGAGTGACAACCGTTGTAACCTCGTTTTCGGCTATAACAACAGCCAGCCGGCGTATCTTCATCCGATGTTCAAAGATGCTACCGCTTATGATGATACTGGTTGTCCCATCAAGTGCCCATTCTACAAAGGAAATTATCAATACAAGCCGGGTCTATGTCCAAATGCTGAAGAACTAATGCCACGGCTGATGATTACCGGTGTTTTTACGGCAAAGGAGAATATAAAAAGAGATGCGGAAAACCTTCGCCGAGCGATAAAACAAGCAGAGGAGTGGTAAGAGGGCAGGTCGGGCTTCGCGTGGTTTACGAAGTAAACCACTTCGTGGGTGAAGAAAGTGCCTACGAGTGCCTAAAGTCCCCCTTAATCCCCCTTACCAGACAACCCCCCTACCCCCCCCCTTAATAAAGGGGGGGAGGGGGGTTGTTAGGGGGATTAAGGGGGAAGGGGGACTGCTGAACGAAGTGAACAGAGGAATGACGCTACGACATTTTTCCTTCAGGTGAAAACCCTATATGAATTTAAAAAATAGACCACTAGCGGAGGAATT